AACAGGAGTAACAGGAGCAACTGGACCAACAGGAGCAACTGGACCAACAGGAGCAACTGGAAAAACTGGAGCAACAGGAGTAACAGGAGCAACTGGACCAACCGGTGCAACCGGACCAACTGGAGCAACAGGAGCAACTGGACAAACAGGAAAAACTGGAGCAACTGGAGCAACTGGAGCAACTGGAGCAACAGGAGCAACTGGACAAACAGGAGCAACTGGAGTAACTGGAGCAACAGGACCTAAAGGAGAAAAAGGTGATTCTACTGGAGTAACTGGAGAAACTGGAGCAACTGGACCAACAGGACCAACTGGAGCAACTGGAGCAACAGGATCAACTGGAAAAGCATATATTACCGTAACAAATGGATCAGATGCTAGTAATAATAATGTATCTATTTTGAATATTAGTACTGGGCTATCGTTAAGTATAGGTACTACGGGTTCTACTACAACCGCAACCATTACCTCCAATTCTTCAGGAGGAGGAGGAGGATCAACTGGATATACAGATATATTTGCCGATTTTGGACAAGATATTGTGAATTATAATTATAGTAATTTTTCCAATACTTCCAATATTACCAATTATTATTCTACTAATTACCCATATTTTAAATCTGTTTCAAGTTCATCCTCTGGAAAATATCAGGTTATAACATTAGGTAATACTAACGGACAAAATGTAAATAATGCTATTTTGACATCTAATAATTATGGATTATCTTGGACAAAATATGGTTTATTAAATACTGATGAATATGCTTCTTGTATATTTAATTCTTCTTCCATTTCAGCTTCAGGAAAATATCAATTAGTCGTTGCTGATGGAAAGAATAATGGTGGTGTATTTTTATCTTCTGATTTCGGTTCTACTTTTTCTGCTGTTAGTTATTTTAGTTCAATTGAATATTTTTCTTATTGCGCGATATCTTCCTCTGGTCAATATCAATTGATCACAGCCAATAGTAGTAGTACTAGTGCTGGTGCTTATTTATCAAGTGATTTTGGTTCAAACTGGACAATTATTAGTAGTAGTTCTATACCTGTTAGTACTAGTTATACTACTTGTTCAATATCAGCTTCTGGACAATATCAACTAATTGGTGGTAGTTCAGTTGCTACATATTTATCTAAAGATTATGGTGCTACTTGGAGTAAAAATACATCATATACTTCAATTCTTTCTAGTAGTATCTCTGCTTCTGGACAATATCAGTTAATATCAACGAGTAGTAATCTCTATTTATCTACCAATTACGGATCTTCCTTTAGTAGTATTGTTTCTGGAAACATAGTTTCTGTTTCATTATCTGCAACAGGTCAATATGTTGGAATTATTCGAAAAAATACATCTTATTATAACCTATACCTTTCTTCCAATTATGGAAATTCGTTTACTATGAATAATTTACAAGCACCAATTAACGATACTAGTACAACATTTACTTACGGGATAAATATTTCACAATTTGGACAAAATATTGCAGTTATATTTGGATTAAATGATGCTACTACTTTATCGAATAACGCAAGTAATTATGTTTATGAATGGAACCAAAGCACGAGTTATAGTAATTTAGGTAATTATCAAGATATTTCAAATGGTATCACTGGTTCTTCAAACACCGTTTTTGGTAGTGAAGCACTAATAAATTATTTAGGTAGTAGTGGAATTTATAATACTGCAATAGGATATCAAGCGTTAAAAAATGGTAGTACAGGTAATAGTAATTATAATACAGCAGTCGGAAGTCAATCATTACGATCTAATACGACAGGTTCTTACAATTCCGCAGTCGGATCTCAATCATTACAAAATAATACGACAGGTACTGAAAATACCGCAGTCGGTAAATATGCGTTAATTACTAATACGACAGGTTCTTTCAATACATCAATCGGATCTCAATCATTAGAATCTAATACGACGGGTTATTACAATACAGCAGTCGGATATAGATCATTAGAATTTAATACGACAGGTTATGAAAATACAGCAGTCGGATATAATGCATTATACAGTGGTACGACGGGTTATTACAATACAGCAGTCGGAGTTCAATCATTACAATTTAATACGACGGGTTTTAAAAATACCGCAGTCGGAAATCAATCATTACAATCTAATACGACGGGTTATTACAATACAGCAGTCGGAGTTGAATCATTATATTCTAATACGACAGGTACTGAAAATACCGCAGTCGGAAATCAATCATTACAATCTAATACGACGGGTTATTACAATACAGCAGTCGGAGTTCAATCATTACAATCTAATACGACAGGTAATAATAATGCCGCAGTCGGTAAAGATGCGTTAATTAATAATACGACGGGTTCTTACAATAACGCAGTCGGATATCAATCATTATATTCTAATACGACTGGTTCTGACAATATCGCAGTCGGATATTATTCATTACTATCTAATACGACAGGTTCTTACAACATATCAGTCGGAAATCAATCATTACAATATAATACGACAGGTTCTAGTAATACAGCAGTCGGAGTTCAATCATTACAATTTAATACGACGGGTTCTCTCAATACATCAGTCGGTAAAGATGCATTAATTAATAATACGACAGGTGATAGCCATACATCAATGGGACTTCAATCATTATATTCTAATACAACAGGTGTTAAAAATACCGCAGTTGGATATAAATCATTATTTTCTAATAGTACAGGTTCTTACAATGCCGCAGTTGGATATCAATCATTATTTTCTAATAGTACAGCTGATAACAATACCGCATTCGGATATCAATCATTATTTTCTAATAGTACAGGTGATGACAATACCGCAGTCGGATTTCAATCATTATACAGTGGTACGACAGGTAGTAACAATACATCAATCGGATATCAATCATTATATTTTAATAAGACAGCTAATAACAATAACGCATTCGGATATCAATCATTATATACTAATACGACAGGTACTAACAATATAGCATTCGGAGTTCAATCATTATATAATAATGATACAGGTAGTCGAAATACCGCAGTCGGACATCGAACATTATATAATGGTACGACAGGTAATAATAATACAGCACTCGGATATCAATCATTATATAACAATTCGACAGGTTATGACAATACAGCAGTCGGAACTGAATCATCAATTCAAAATACGACAGGTTCTCAAAATACATCAGTGGGTAGAAATGCATTAAATAAAATACGACAGGTTCTCAAAATACAGCACTCGGATATAATGCATCATACAATGGTACGACAGGTTATAATAACACAGCGGTAGGATATGGTGCATTATATTATAACTATTCTGGTTACAATAATACAGCGATAGGAATAAATGCCGATGTTACAAATAATGGTTCAAATGGTACAGCTTACCATGACTCAACCGCGATTGGAGCAAATGCCAAAATTACAGCCAGTAATCAAATTGTATTAGGAACGAGTAGTGATACTCTTAGTGTTTCAGGTTCTCTTGGTTCAAATTTAAAATACACCATATTAAATATGATTTATCCGGTCGGATCGATATATATGAATTATGCTAGTACGAGTAGTCCAAACGATTTATTAGATTGGCCTACTGAATCAGGATATACAAGTACTTGGGTTGCGATATCTTCTTCTAAAGTATTAGCAGCGTATGGTAGTGGTGTGACTGGTTTTTCTAGTCTGGGTACTAGTGGTGGATATTCAACGGTTCAACCACATAATCATCAATGGTATGTACATAATGGCAGCGACAGTTATTATAAAAGATTCCAAACTGAGGATGGAAGTTCTGACTCACATCAAACATCATATAGTAGCACTGGAGATGCTCAAAAAATATATCAGTCTGATGATACTAACAATCTTTTTACTAGCAAAACAATATCCTCTACCACTACTAATGGTAACTACCCTCCATATATAACAGTAGCAATGTGGAGAAGAACTGCTTAAAAATAAAAAACCATTACATTTTACACCTTTTCTCATTTCACAAGTTATGAAAACGCCCCTAAAAGAGACATAAATGAGTGAAAAGCAACTGTTACTTTGTGCATTCAAAATATGCAAAGGTGCAAAAAAAGTAAATTAATTTATATAAGAAATATACCAAGATCCATTTACTAATTTTTGACCAGTATAAAATAAAACGAATAACACATCAAACTATTTTTCAGTTTTTCTTCTTTGATAAATCTCTTTTACACCTTTTAACATTTCAAATGCCGACCTCAAGGGTCGGCATCTTTGAATGTTATTAGATAAATGTTACTTTGCAACCGATAAATCGCCTTTGTTATATTCAATCATTCTGTAAAGCCGAATGATGATATATAAAATCGGCGTTTGAAAGGTGCAAAGGTCTAACAAAAATAATAAACGTTTTTGATTTTATTATTTTTCATAAATTTCCTATAGAAACTCTTTGCTTTGTGAGTAATCGTTTTGATTACTTACAAAGGTATATAATAAATACATGCAATAAATACATGCAATAAATACATGCAATAAAAAGATGCAATAAATCAATTACCTAGAACTTCTACGTTTGGTAAATCTACTTGAAAAGCGTTTGGTACTTCTTTTATTTTTATAGACATATCCACCTTTATGGATAAATCCACCTCTGTGGGCAAGCCCACCAAAATATTTTTTCACACTTTTTCGCTTCATTTTCTTTGTTTTTCTCTTATTTTTCATGGATTTTCTCCCCTTTTTACCTGCAGTTTGTGGTTCATTTCCTTGTAATGCACTACTAATGGATTGTATATATCCATTAATTTCGTCATAATAATTTTTAAATTTCGAAGACATATCTCGATCATCATGAATTCTTTGCATTTTTTCAACGACCTCATAAATCACATTGGTAGCACGTTTGATATTTTCAATAAATTGTTCATTTTCTTTTCTCAATTCGGTATTTTCCTGCATTAATTTTTGTAAATCCGTGGAAACATTGGAATGTTCTTCTTGCAGTTTTTCCAAACTACCTTGTTGAGTTTGTAAAATATCATTATGTTCTCCTTTTAATTTTTCCAATTCTGCTTCTTTTTCAATCATGGCACGTTCTAATTTCATTTTATTTTGCTGATCTCTCTCATTACCACTTTTTTCAAGCTCGGAATATTTTTGTTCCATGGAATTAATTTCTCCTTGCACTTTTTGTATTTCTTGTTGGTTGTTTTGTAAAAGTTCATTCATTTTTTCTTGAACATTCTTGATTTCGCTTTCTAACCCTTGTTTTTCTCCACGTAACTCCTGGATTTCCTGGTTTGATTTTGCGAATTCCTGATCTTTATTTTGAATTTCCATTTTCATCTCTTCGATCGTTTTCTTTTGTTGCTCAATTGTTCTTTTGAATTCCGGGAATTTATCACTTAATTCTTTTAACTTAAGACTAATCGCTCCTAAAGTTTGTAATAAATTAATTTGATTAATATTAAAAGCCTTGCTTTTTTCTTCATTCGTGTTCACAATACTTTGTAAATTCAATAAACTGTTATTAAAATTATCTAAAAAATTACCATTTGAATGATCATTTATTCTTGCTTGAACCATTTTCTCTTTATATTATAAAAATAAAATAATAATAAAATAATAATAAAATAATAATTATCTTCTATTTTTCATACTAACAACGAATCTAGATTTTTTTTTATTTTTTTCACTTCATGTGCTATTTTTTGCTGTTCTTTCTTGGCATCTTCTATATTTTCAGAAGTCAATTTCTCCGTTTGGATGAGACTTTCGATATATTTATTCAACATGTCTAACGCAGTGAGTTGTTCTTTTTTTTGTTCGATGATATAATCATAATATTTGGTATAATCCGTCATGACTTCCTTCAAAAACTCATTTTGGTTCATTATTTTCTTCAAATGTTTGCGTTTATTCAATAAAAGTTCTCTCTTATACTTAATTTCATTTTCTATTTTCATTAGACATTGATCGCGTTCAGATAAGGAAGGATTTTCTAATTGATTGGTTTCATAAGGAACAATCATCGCATTATTATTATTGGTATTGTTATTGGTATTGATGCTGCTGCGAATAATATTGTTTGGTTCCAAGGATGGACGATTTTTTGAATATGTTTTTTTTCGTATCATTTCCATTTCTATTTTCATATTTTGAATAAGGATTAGGTTTATATTATAATAAGAAATGATTATATTTACTCAAACAAACACCCATTCGTTCAAATTCAACCAATTTCCCATATCCCTAAAATAATTCATTTATTAAACAAATATAAAATCTTTGTTATATATTATTTAGGATGTCCAAACATAATTCTGAACCAATATTAACACCAGACCATAACAGATTTGTAATGTTTCCAATTCAACACGAAGACATATGGCAAATGTATAAAAAACAAGTCGATTGTTTCTGGCGCGCCGAAGAAATCGACTTAACCAAAGATATAAATGATTGGGAGATGTTAAATGATCAGGAAAGATACTTCATTTCGATGATTTTAGCATTTTTTGCTGCGAGTGATGGAATTGTTCTAGAGAATTTAGCGGTTCGTTTTATGTCAGATGTTCAAATTTCAGAAGCAAGAGCATTTTACGGGTTTCAAATTGCGATGGAAAATATACATTCTCACACCTATAGTTTATTGATTGAAACATATATTAAAAACCAAGAAGAGAAGCAACGTTTTTTTAGTGCCATTGATAATTATCCTTGCATTAAAAAGAAATCGGATTGGGCGCAAAAATGGATTAATGATAATCGAAGTAGTTTTGCTACGCGTTTAGTCGCTTTTGCTTGTATCGAAGGAATTTTTTTCTCCGGAGCATTTTGCAGTATTTTCTGGATGAAAAAACGCGGATTAATGCCTGGGCTTACTTTTTCAAATGAACTCATTTCTAGAGATGAAGCCCTTCATACTGAATTCGCTATTTTATTATACTCCAAACTACAAAAAAAAATCAATAAAACGCGTATTCATGATATCATTAAAGAAGCCGTTGAAATTGAAATCGAATTTATTTGCGATGCGCTTCCTTGTCGTTTGATTGGTATGAATTCGACATTAATGACCCAATACATTCAATTTATTGCGGATCGTTTATGTCTGCAATTAGGGTATGATAAAATCTATCACGCTACCAATCCATTTGATTTTATGGAGCTGATTAGCTTGGAAGGAAAAACGAATTTCTTCGAACGTCAGAATTCGCTTTATAGTCTCGCCAATAAAGAGAAAAATAATGACGTATTCGAATTTTCGGAAGACTTTTAATATTCGTTTGGAAAATAATTTAAAAATATGTTAACTTATTAAAATATGTCGGCAAATACTTTAGCAGATTACCTTAATACCGTCATATATGAAATAAAATGTAAAGATGATAAAATTACGGATACATATATTGGTCATACCACATGTTTTAAACAACGTTACCGATTACATAAAAATTCATGTATCAATCCAAATCAAAAAGGGTATCATTATAAAATATATCAAAACATTCGTTTACATGGTGGTTGGGACAATTGGGAAATGGTAGGAATTGAACAGTTTCCTTGTAATAATGTGAATGAAGCGAGAGAAAGAGAAGCCTATTGGATTGAATTGTTATCTTCTTCGTTAAACATAAAAATACCTAATCGAAAAACGACAAAAGAATATAAAAAAATATACCGAATTATTCACCGAGAAAAAATTGCAGAAAATGCGAAGGTTTACCGTAAGATTAACTGCGACAAAATACAAAAATATATTCATTCACATATTGAAAAAATCAAAGACCAAAAAAAAGAATGGTATGAGAAAAATAAAGAGAAAATCTTGGAAAAAGCCAAGTTGAATTATGAAGAACATAAAGAAGAAAAACTGAATTACCAGAAAGGATACGCAGAGAAACACCAGGAGAAAATCAAAGAATATTTGAAGGAATATCATGAAAAAAACAAGGAACAAATATTGGTGAAACAAAAGGTTTATCGCGAAGAAAATAAAGAAGAAATTTCTCATATGCAAAAAGAATGGAAAAAGAAACATTCGATGGAATTGAAAGAAAAAAACAGTCAAGTGATCAAATGTGAATGTGGAAGTGAATATACTTGTAAAAATCAAGCTCGACATTTGAATACACAAAAACATCTTTTATATGAAACAAAGGATTGTGTTATGGTTGAAGAGAATTCAATCATAACAAAAGAAGAAGAACAAGCAGAACAAATAGAAGCAAACCAAACAAAAACAAAAAAAGAAGTAGAGAATGGAATAAAGAAAAATACCGATAAAATCAAAGAAACGAAGAAAAAATACAACGAGAGCCATAAAGATAAAATTCAAAAACAATGTAAAGAATATTATGTAAAAAACAAGGAAAAAATATTGGAACAAACAAAAACATATTCTCAGGAAAACAAGGAAAAAGCCAAAAATTATAAAGATAACTGGTATCAAAAAAACAAAGAAAAAATATTAGCCAATCAAAAAGAAACTTATCTTTGTGATTGTGGATCTACCATAAGATGCAGTGGACGGTTGGAACATCTTCAAAGTGTCAAACATAAAAAATATACAGAAAATATCGTATTTTAGTGAAGGATTATCTTATTTTATCTTTTATTTTATCTTATCTTATCTATCTTATATTATTCGATTTTTTTCCAAAAGGTTGGAAATAAATTACTCGTGTTTAAATGGTTCTTTTTGGGTCCAAACCAAGTGGAAGGATAACAAACAATTCGATCTGGAGCCGTATTTAAATAAGCCCCCCACCAACTAAATGTACTATTCGCAATAATATTGTATTTACAACAACTCATCCATAGCATTTGTTCCCAATCTTCCAATTCATCCGTTGCTTTTATGAATTCAATGGTTGGAAATACGGTTTTGAGTTTTTTCAGAATGATATTTACCTCCTCTTTATCCTTTTCTTCGCAGAAATATAAAATATGAATGGATTGACTTGTTTGTTGGGGTTGCTGGGGTTGTTGAATTGTCTTTTTTTTCTCTCTTTTTTCAATTTCATCAAGTATAAAATGAATACTTTTTTGATAATACTCATAAGATATAATGTTATGATAGTCCTGAAGATTTTTATAATCTCCAATACGAAAATGGATACTAATAGCATTTTTATACCATTTCTCATTTATTTCTCTAGTTAAAAGATTGGATGATGGAATGGATATGTTACTTTGTGTTTTTTCAACGCGTAAAGGTAGCTTTCGAATTTTCTCTCGAACTCTTTCTTTTAACAAATCAAAATTGACCATTTTATAAATTTGATCCCAATACTTTTCAAAATAGAGATGACTTTGAAAATAGCCGAATAATAAAATGAGAGAAGAAGGAACGAGAGAAGGAATGATAGATGGTAATTTATGGTATTCAAATCCATTTTCTTTTATGATTTTTTCTTCTTTTGGTAAAGAAGGATGTGTATTCTTTTTTAAAGATACCAATAAATTCTCCCAGTAGGTAGATCGAGGCGTAATCCCATAGGATGTTTTATGATAAACAAACCCGAATGTTTGCTTCTGTTCCAAGGCGTAAGCGATGGTAGTAAAAATCTGGAAAAGTTGATTTCCTAATCCGCCCATAATTTGACAAGTAATCATTCTGTATAATAAATGAAATAATGATTAAATACTTATTTTAAAGAATATAATATTTCAAAGTTAATATGATTTTTTCAACCATTCTTCAATATATTTACTTTGTTCTGTTTCCGTATTGTATATTTTAAATTCACGATCATGGATTAATTCATTCAATAAATAATGTTTTGGAATTTTATAATTTTCTTTAAATTTTTTATATAAATAGTTATATTCTTTATTTTCTGTTAAGTTATCATTGTGAATAATAATATTTTTTCCAAATATTTCACTTAATATTTTATCCCAATTATTTATATCTTTAAATAAAAGTTTAATAAATATTTTATTATCTTGTTTAATCATATTATATCCTTTTTTAAAATTAAAATTATCGAATAATGGAATATTATAATGTGTTAAAACTTCATTCATTGGATGATAATCTTCAAGCTTGTATAAATTATGATTATTAAAAAAAGAAACTATTTCTTGAATAGATAAATTTTTATAATTTGGTAAATGTAATTCTATATTTTGAAAAAAAGAAGATATACTTCTTTCAATTGGGGTTCGGTAACTATCAATTATATAAATTTTTTCATAATTTTTAGAAGATAAATTAATATTATCAAAAATAGTATATTTATCACGAGAAGTTTCTTGATAATAATTATTACTATGGGTGTGAATACTTTGATAATCATTTTTTAAAAAAGTATGAAACAAAGTTAAACCTCCACATTTTCCTCCACAATATACAAATACATTAAACATTATATATTATATTATATATTATATATTATATAATTTTTATACAAATAGAATTTACAAATTACAAATAATATAGATACAAATATATCTATATTATAAAGAATGGAAATATTTCTAAAGAAAGAAAAAAAAATAATTCTTCTTATCATGAATTGTCATAAATATATTTACAAATCAGATCATCAACGTAAAACTTGGCTATCCTCACTTACTTCACAAATCACTTATTATCATGTATTAGGCGATCCAAATCTATCTACCGACTTTCAATTTGTTGAAGAAGAGAGAAAACTAATTGTAAAAACCGACGACGATTATAATTCCCTTCCTAAAAAAGTGATTGCCGCATATAACGCAATTTATCAATCATTCGATTTTAACTATATTTTTAAGACAGATGATGATCAAGAGCTAATCAAACCAGCATTTTTAGATATTATAATAGGATTACTTTCAAAGAATTCTGAAAATTCAAAGTGTCATTATGGAGGTCATATTGTAGATGTACAACAACCTTATTTATCGAAATATCATTTAATTCACCCTGAATTACCTGTTCATCTACCAGTATATGTAACAAAATATTGTAGTGGACGTTTTTATTTTCTCTCTTATGAAGCCGTTTTTTATTTAATTAAACAACGAGAGAAAATCGAAAAAGAATATTTAGAGGATTATGCAATTGGACACCATTTACATGATTATTTCAAGACAAATATCATGATGTTAAACACCGACAAATATTTTGTTGATATATCCACTTTTTAAAAAAAGTGGAGCAAAAATCCCTTGATAAATGTAGAGCAAAAATCCCTTTATGAAAGTTGAGCAAAATCCATTGATAAACGTTTTTGTATGAAGACCTAGATTACGTTTTTTTATGAGTTACGTCATTTTTTATATCACTAACCGTATTCATATTTACATGTTTTAACTCATTTTTTGTAATTGCATATTGACCACATGGACCACAATGGTCTTCATTCGATAAATCGATCTTGTTATTTAATTTTGTATTACAATAATCCAATTTCCATCTACCCATTGGTTTTGGTATTTCTTTTGGTATAAACTTTTGTATAAACTTTTGTATAAATTTCATAATATATAAATTATGAAATTTACTTTTAAATCTTGATTGAATATAATATATCATTTACACCATTGAATATCTAAAATAAATTCTTATTTATACTTGTAGGCATTCCGTGACCGAATAAAATCATATAAATCAATATCACGGCTGATAGTAATATACTTCTATTTTCGGCTACGACTTGTTTTTGTCCTAAGATATAAATCATAAAAAGGTATATCAATATTCCTAATAATAGTGAATGTAACAACATAGTTAATCCGGTTTCCATTTTGTATTATATATATATGATATAATAATTAAGAGTTTGTATCCTTAAAGATTTAGACCCATTATTTTTTAGGAGTTGGTGTCCCTGTAAGATACGGTTTATCTAGATCCGTCATCACCCTAAGATAATTTGTCGGTCTTTTTTCAATATCACTATAATCCGCTCGCTGCGTAACCGTCAAAGGAATAATCAAGTACCAAAAATCCACTTTTTGAAGATGAAACCAATATTTATCAATCGCATATAAAAAATGGTTTTCTGGATTTCGAAATAATAATTCTAGTCCTTCCTTTATATTTTCAATCAATTTATCAAAATAATGATTTTTTACTAAATAACCTGTGGTTGTTTGACATGACCCTACTCGAACACATGTATCATCTATTTTTTGATAAGGAGGTACATTATTCCCACCTAATAAAAGGACATCCCATACTGGATGATTTTCTAAAAAATGGTTCATTTGTTTTACAAACAAACTCGGTTGTAAAAATTCAATATCATCTTCAACAATACATACATGATCCCATCCAGAGTCTTTAGCTTTTTTAAGACAACGTAGATGGCTCATTGTACATCCAATTGCCCCACTTCCTTTGATCAATTGAATAGCTGGATATCTCTCGATGGATCCAAGTGGAACTCCGATTCTTCCAAGTTGATCTTCGACATGTATTTTACGATCTTTTCGATGATCTAAATTAATATAAAGTACATGTTGAATATCTTTGATAGATTTTACCATTTTAATTTGAATAAGTATTTTAATTTTATATCTTTTTTATATTTATAATTTAATAATTATAGTTTTGAAGAATTACAATACACTTTGTTATAAATGTTCATCGGACTAAATATTGAAATTAAATCCAAATTTATCAGTTAAACGTTGTCTATATTCAGAACAAAAACGGTCATATTGATGAACTACAAAAGACACATGATTATCTTTATTTACCACAAAATTATCATCATTTAATTTATGAACATCACAACCAACGGTATTTACTAAATTTTCTGTATTACTTAATAATTTAATTTTGAATGAAAATTTATTTACATAAATTAAATAGTTGTGTATTCCTTGGTCTAAATTGTATTTAATTTGATAAGTCAATAATATTCTACACATTTCATTAATGTATTCTTTGATAGAATTTACCTTTCCTAAAGTAGTTCCACAACATATAATTTTATTATCACATATTTTTTCATAAAATTTTTCATTAAATATGTTTTCTAATTCTAATAACCATGGTGTGTTATAATCTTTCTCAGAATGAATTGTAATCCCTTCTAAAAAAACATATAAATCATAATCATCACTATAATCATATAATTCAATATTTTTTTGAAATAATACATCTCTAAAATCACACAAAAAAATATATTTATTTTTTATATCATGTTTATTTAGAAATTCTTGTATAACAAAAAACCGATGACAATTTATATGACTATGTTGTTGTAAATTATCTAAATATGTAATTACATTTTTATATTTTTCTTTTATTTTCAGTAAAATCTCGGTATCCCCCTCTTGTATCATTATATAAATATCACCTTTAAATCCTGTATTTGTAATACTTCCTATAAATCTCTCATAGATATCATAATTATATCCAGAGCCATAAGTTACAATTGAAATATCCATAATTATTATATAAAAATACAAATAATATGATAATAATAAACGAATAAACGAATAAACGAATAAACGAATAAAATAATATTCTAATAATGACAATGATTAGAATAAAGAGAGAATACGATTTTTTTCTCTCTTTAAACATTATTCTAATGATTGAAGAGAATTATACGGAATTTGAAAAGAGAGAAATTACTGAAAAAATAAAACCGATTACTTTCCAAGATATAAAAGAAGAGTATCAAGAATTACAAAAAATCGGTGATCAAGCGAAAGATCAATCTCCGAGATCTCGCATAGGAAACAATATTGTTGATTTTTTTACTTTTCAAGAACGTCTTCATACCAAAGGGAAATATGGATTAAGTTTTTATGATTTTTTAGCGAATATGAAAAGTGAAAACCCGGAAAATTCAGAAAATCCGCTAAAAAAAAAGAAATTTATTCAAACCATGTTAAAATATTATATTGATGTGAAAAATAAAAATAATACGAAGAATGAAGAGAAAGTTTATAAAGAAGTTTATAATATTTGTATAAGTGCAATTAATATATTCCGTCCATTAATGGCGATGGAAATATATACCAAGTACAAACCGAATACCGTATTGGATTTTACTTGTGGATGGGGTGGGAGATTAATTGGTGCTTCTGTTCTTGGAGTACCAAAATATATTGGGATTGATTCGAATATTCATTTAATCGATCCGTATGAAAAAATGCGGGATTTTTTAAAAACACAGGGATCAAAAACAGAAACACAATTTTTTTTCGAGGATGCATTAACGGTCGATTATTCTTCCTTAATTTACGATATGGTATTTACGTCGCCACCTTATTATGATTTAGAAATGTATTCAAATCAGCCAATGATTACAAATGTGGATAAAAATAAAGAGAAAGAGAAAGAAGAAAAAGAAAACAAAGGAAAAAGAGAGAGAAAGATTTCATTTAAAAAACAAATGAATGAAAACTTTTATAAACCGCTTTTTCAAAAAACATATCATTCTTTGCAACCAGGTGGAATATATGCTTTAAATATAAATCTAGAAATTTATGAAACGGTATGTATTCCGATTTTTGGTAAAGCCAAAGAGATTATTCCTTTGAAAAAAAGTAAACGACAAAATAATTATAATGAGTATATTTATATTTATTCAAAAACAAATCAAGACTAATACTTTCTTACTCCCCCGAGATTTATATTGGCACTTTTTGTTGCACGCTGTGGAATATTATTTGCACGAATATAATGGGAAGAAAAAGGATTTACAATTAATTGAGAAGAATGATTTACTTGCTTTTGTTGAGGTTGTTGAGGTTGTTGTTGATGCGGATAGTTTGGAGATTGATACTGTTTAGAAAATGGATTTTTATTATAATTATTAGGATGATTATGATTAATATGATGCGGCAAATTTGGAATATTTTTCCATTCATCCGTAGTAGAAACGGCTTTATAATTCCGTTGACTTTCATCTAAATGAATTATTTTTTTTGTCGGATCACGTAAATCATAAATATAATATTGTTCTTTTTCAAAGGTATTTAATGTTTGAAATCCAAAAATATTAATATAAAAAATATTTGGATTTTCCACTAAATAAATATTATCATTTGAATTCATCGAAAAAAGATCAATTTGATATTTCAAATGTCGTATTGTTTTTAATCCATCGACCCCATTATCATTTTTCATACGTAATGGATCTCTTTTACTTATAATACGTGATACCCCATCGAATAATTGAAGTATTTCTGGACTACCGATTGGATGAAAATCCGAACGATCAATGACAATGCCATTTTCAATACATCTTTTTTGTAAACAATTATCTTCCATTCCCCATCCCCAAAAACAAGGATATCCATTAATTCTCTCGAAATCCCCACCTTTCATTACTACTATTCCGCCGAGGGCATGAGTATATCCATAATAATGTTTTGCAACACCATTCGTTGTTTCATAGTTAAATATTTTATTGAATGGAATGGTATCTACATCATTAAAAATAAAATTCATTTCTTTGTAATCGTTTGGATATTTATCCTTGATCGCTAAAAATCCGATATTTCGAGTTGCTCCGCGATTAAAATTTCTCTCGTCGGTTTGATGAGAAAAATAGATTTCGTAATCATTTACTTGGTTTTCCAATAAAAAGGTCATGTATTTACAAAAAAAGAATTTCTGTTGAATACGATTGCGATATGGCACAATAAATATTTTTTTGGGTATTTTTCTTTGTGTATTTTCAAATTCGCACATAATTTGTGATACGTATCGTTCTGTATTAAATCTACTAAAATATTTTTAAATTAATAACTTATATATTCTAAAAATATATTCTAAAAATTATATTCTAAAATTTAAACAACCTAAAAATATCGCATAAAAATAATATATGCCATATTTTTACAATCCAGAAAAAAACTTGAATTTATTGCTTATTCATATACCAAAAACGGGAGGTACCAGTCTAGAACATTATTTTCAAAAAAAATATGATATACCTTTAAATCGCGAATCTCTATGGTCTACTTTAAGACGAGGAGTTACCCCAAATAATATAAGTTTTCAACATCAACCATATTCGATGATTTATCAACATAAAGATTTTTTTAAAGTACATTTTACTTCAGATATAAAAATCATTTCGATTGTTCGTAATCCATACGAGAGAATAATTAGTGATTTATTTCATTTTAAATATATAAATTTAGATACGTCAAGAGAAGAGGTATTTGAAATCATTCAAAAATATTTTAATACAGATATTGTTTTATTAGATAATCATAAAACCCCACAATACAAATTTGTAACGAATGAAAAGGATGAAATCATTGAAAATATCACGATTTTAAAAATGGAGCAACTAAATAGTGATATGTATGATTTAGGGCATATTGATTATAACCATTATAAAGAAAAAACGAGGGTCAATATAAATACATTAAATCTAAATTATTATAATTATCTAAATAATAGTTCGATCAAAGCAATAAATAAATATTATGAAAAGGATTTTTTACTATTTGGATACAAGATGAAATGAAATGAAATAATATAGAGAGGAAGACGACGAAGACGAGGGAGCTGAGGTTTAACAAATATTATATTTTTTTAGAATAACGAGAGGAATTAATTCTGTCGTTTTTTTTTCTAATTTTTTAAAACATTTATTAATCGTAACTTCACTTATTTCGCTCACATTTTTAATATCTTTTTTACATACATTTAGATGAAATACCTGACAAATAAAATAGATAATACCTGCAGCAATTGAATGAGGGGTATTTTCTGGCATGATGTTATCTTTTTCAATTTTGATTGCTATAAATTGAGATAGTTTGGTAAGTTCATTATTAATATTCAATTTACTACAAAAACGTTCAATAAAATCTTCTGGTCTTGTTTTACAGAAACTAGTTTTGTCTTTATGAATGGTATCTTTTTCCAAATTATTAATAATGGCTAACGCATTTTTACATCCTTTTGTCGCACTTGTAATATCTAAATGAAAAATACTTGCTATTTCTTTGGCAGTTCTTGGAAAATTATTGATACGACAAGAAATATAAATAGAAGCGGCTAAAATACCGTCTCGATTTGTCCCGCGAAAATTTACTTCATACTCAGATATTTTTTTATGATAATAAATAGCATCGTCAATAATCATTTTAGGAATACCTGCATTATGTGCCATGTTGGTAATCACTTGAAAATCATCATATTGTGATTTTTCTTTATAAGGCATAGTTTGCCACTCCGTATAACGACGTATCTTTCTCATTTCATACGACATTCCGCCAGTATACAATACTTTACAACCGTAAGATGATTCTTCTAATAAAGGATTAATCGGAATTCCACAACGTGTTGGATCTCCATGTTGATTATCTTCTGCACCATAAAATCGCCATTCTGCGGAATGATCGACTAAATCTTTATAAATAATTCCACATTTACGATTGGTACAAGTAAGAAACCCTTCATCGGAGAAGGCGAGGCTCGATTGACATGTTTCACACATTTCGCGATTTCCACAAGAACGATAAATACATTCTAAAGGATCGATTTTTGCTGTATTTGAATTCGGATCATCTTCTTTTAAACAAATTTCATTGTCAAAAATACTCCATAATTTTGATTTATCGATATTGTTTTTTATTTTTTTTGTTTTTGTATTGGAATTATCTTTATGCCGAGGTAATTTGTGAATATAAACTTCAGGTGTTTGAGTTTCTTCACAAAGTTTTGATATAGAATACTCATTTTCTAATAACATTGATAGATGTGTTATTAGAATAGAAAAAATATTTTGATTTCAATTTTATAAAATACAAAATACAAAATACAAAATACAAAATACAAAATACAAAATACAAAATACAAAATATAAAAAAAAGAATATAACTTCTATTTGTATATTATAATTATCTATCCATAATATAATAAATCATGGGAAATTTGACTTCCACCTTAAATAAAAATACAAATACAGAGCATTCTTTCAATAAATTCGACGATGCCATTGATTATATTGCTTCTAAATATATTTTAACGTCGGATTTTCAAAGTTTAAAAAAATTATCGGAAAAAGAATATTGTGAAAAATTAGTCGTATTAACTTCCGATATTATTGATCGTTACTTCAATCATCAAGAGATTACTTATTTAGAACAAAGAGTAAAAAATGGACTAGAAGTCAACGATATGACGGAGAAAAAGGTTTACTATTTAAATAAAGATCAATTAAATGATTTGGACATCTCCAACGACCGTCAAAAAGAAATTAAAAAAAAACGTGTATGTATCGGGATTGCAAAATTCTATGTGAAAATAGCCCATATTTTTGCCGCCATTTTAATGACCATTAATCCCGTTTATTTATACAAAGATCCTATTACTGGCACCACGATAAGAAAAAGTATTTATAATAAACATCAAATACCAACAAGTGTAAAAACAAAAATGAATTGGAATTTTTGCGACAATCGTATAAATCGTTTAAAAAAGGGTCAAGATTATCATAAAATCGATGAATCTGGAAACATTCAGGTAAATCCAGACATTTGCTCTTCTGAACCAAATTCTAATTCTTTATTCGATGAACCAGGAATGAAAGAATTGGAAGAATTATACTATGATAAGTATGACTATTCTACTGGTAAATTTACAGGAATGAGTGAAAAAACAGCCAACCAATACGAAAACGATTTGAAAACATTTTATTATGCTTTTACAGGTAATAAAATAATGCCTCCAGAAATTAAAAAATTCGCAGATATTAAAATAAAATCTTATGAAAAAACGAAAGGATGTCAAGGATCATTTAAACAAAGCTATCATGGTTCTGTAAAAAATAAAAACGGAACCAATTCTCTCTTTCACCAATATGCGATGAATATTAAAGAAATGATTTTACAAACAAATGAAAATCAAAATAAATTATTGAATATCATATTTCAAATATTTAATTATGTCATTGAACCTTTTTCTGGAGAGAAAAAAGTTCGTATTCATCCAACCCTAAATGAAGAAAGATTGGACCAATTGATTGTTGAAACAAGAAAACTTATTATCGAATTGTATGTGAATTGTGAAGAAGATTATGTAAAAGGTATCAAAATATTCGAAGCGATTGTGGAGTCGAAGATTTTGGAAACCACGCAGTATCAATTAAAACACTTGGAAGAAAAAGTGATTGATTTGACAAAATAAATAATCATAATTGAGAGAAAAATTTAATTTTACTTCTTTTCTTTGGAACAATCGTTTTTATACACCTTTGCACATTCAAAACGCCCACTTTGTGGGCGCTTATGAGTGGCAAAGGCAACAGTTACCACGCACTTTAAATGTGCGAAGGTGTAAAACGAATGATCATGTGAAAAGAAGTAAAACGCAAAGATTTATATTTATATTTTTATTTTCTACAAAAGTAAAAAGTGAAAAGGTAAAAAGTGAAAATGTAAAAAAAACAAAAATTTAAGCACGACCACCTACGGAAGCAGCTTTGGATGCAGCAGCAGATGCCATTCTACTGGCAGCAACGGCTTTGGATGCAGCAGCAGATGCCATGCGTCCAGCAGCGGCAGCCTTGGAGGCAGAAGCAGATTTGGATGCGGAAGCAGCTTTGGATGCAGCAGCAGATGCCATTCTACTAGCAGAGGCAGCTTTGGAAGCAGCCTTGGAAGCAGCACGAGAAACAGCCTTGACTGCTTTTCTTTTAAGAGTTTTCATTTTACGCATGTTAGCAGCACGTTTCATTCTACGAGAAGGAGCCATCTTATATATAATATACACCAATAAAAAAAATATGAAAATATGGAAATTAATATAAAATAAATATTTTAAAAGAAGACAAATTACTAAAGTTCCTAAAACAAAACAAAACAAAACAAAACAAAAACAAAAACAAAAACAAAACAAAATACTAAAGAAGAGGAATACAAAAAATACAAATAAATAATTTATGTTAACCATACTTTATTCATCGTATGCCACCACATTCCATCGCCCTCTTTCACATTATAGAAATGCCTAAAGGTAGAACTTCTGGAAAGTGGTACATTTGTACGATATTTGTCTAAAGGATGTGGATTAGTATGTATTTGAGCGGTAATAGCTCGTTTACTAATTTTTTGCTTTTGCTGAACGGCATAATAAACAAAAAACGCCTTAAAGGATAATTCACGAATATTAAAAATATCTTGATTTCTATTTTGAAAATCTTGTAGATATTCCATACAAATACCTAATCCTGATATGTCTGCCATATCTTCTCCAATACCAATAGACGCATCAAATTTTATTCCATCTCTCAAAGCAAATACCTCATACTGTTTAATAATATCATCTTGGATACGTTTAAATATCCTTTTATCTTTTTTCGTCCACCAATCATTCATTTTACCATTAAAATCATATTTACTTCCCCAATCATCTAAAGAATGGCTCATTTCATGAGCTAACGTATTTCCTATATGTGCTAAATTATATTCAATTCCTCTCTCTTGTAAATCAATAAAGGGGGGTTGAATATATCCTAAAGGAATGTAAATACTATTTTTTGAAGGAGTATAACTTGCATTCACAACGTATGCTTGTGTTCCAATTAATTTAGGTGGGTTCATTGCCCAATCGATCACAGGAATATCAATTGTTTTTTTTCCTTCTAATTGAACCGATTTTCGGAAACGCCAAGAAGATATTTTTACTAAATTACCCCATGCATCGTCGGAAGAATATTCCAACAAAGGATCTTCACGAAGAATTTTCGGAGAACCAATAATAAACTTGAAATAACGAAGTTTCTTTAATGCATGTTCTTTTGTAATCGGTTGTAACCATTTGTTACGATGAATAATACGTGTAAAAACCATTTTTAAATCTTCTGCTAATATTTTCACATATTCAATATATTGTTTATTTTCATATCTAGCTACATATTCATTTGTCAAGAAGGTATTAAAAGAATAACATAATGCAAAAATAGGTCTTAAATCACGTTCTAATTCCGCATCTTGACCTCGTAAAAAGTTGCCAAAAAATTCATAATATAATTGATGCCCTGAATTACTCCATCTTGTCATTTGACGGATATAAATGTAAATATAATACGTACGCCATTTTTCATTATCCCAATTTTCCAATAGATGGTCGGATGCACAGTTGATATAATTTACATTTGCTGTAATAAAAAAACGAGGTGTTTCTTTAAAACCTAATTCCTTGGCGAATTCTTTCCAGTTAAAATGATATTTATTTTCAGCTTCATCGGTGGTAACACGATTATAATTATTTGGACCATTTTTGTATTTATCACAAATCATAAAATTCAAAATCTGAACTTCTGTGTCAAAAATATCACGAACATGATATCCGTGATTTTCACCAAAGACATTTTTAAATAAATCATTCAGATATTTAAAATAATGACGTAAAACACTCTTTTTATATTCTACATTTTGACCATCTTCAAAGTAACAACTAATATCTAATAACGATAATTGTGGCGAATTAATAAAACAACGGAAAATACTAGGTTCTTTATCATCTGGATTTAAGGACCAAGAAAAAGGTGCCGCATAAGAAATTGTCTCATTTTTATTCAAAAAAGACATTAGTTTCCATACATTTTTTTTGTCTTTTCGCATTTCATCGATTTCTTCGATAAATTGGGAAGTATATGTTTTGTTTTGTTCATTATTGTTGAGTTTTAAAAAGGATTCATATATATTTTTGATTTGTTTTGATTTTTCATTATGATTATTATGTATGTATTCTTTCACGATTTCCAAAAGTTGTCCATATACTTTATGTTGAACGATACGGAAATCGTCAATTTGCACAATATATTTTTCATTACTTTTTAATAGTTGGGGTTTATTTAACCAAATATAATTGACCCAAGTATAATAATCAAAATTTGGTTTTACACTTTTGGGAATTTTTATAAATTCATTATAAATATTCATCAATTCTTTGGTTCGATTGAAGTTTGGATCTTTCATCGTAGTGTCGTATTTTTTACTAAATTTATCTTCAAAAGTAACGAATGTATTCGGGAATTTTTGACAAATAGTAAGTTGTTGTTCTTTGGTTAAATGAGGTAATACTTTACTATATTTTTTCTTGGTTTTCGTTTTATTACTAGTTTCAACCCTTTTCTTTGAAACTATTTTTTTTGTTTTATTCATGTTCCCTATATATATACAGATATATAAATATATATTTATTAAATGAAATATTAAATGAAATACTAAATGAAATAAAATGAAATAAAATGAAATAAAATGAAATGAAATAAAAATCCTAAAAAAGATTACCAGATGGTTGGTAGGTTTGTATCGATTTATAATTTTTATTGGATTGTTTTTTATTTTCATTTACATTCGATGAGGAGGATAGAGGGATCTTCAACATCATTTCGTTGGTATCTTTTATGTCAAACCCTGTACTTGGCTTTAAAGAATTACCTTTAAAAGAAAGGGTTATTTTTTCTTCATTTCGATCTTCGAGGGTATTCATTTTCTCTCCATATTCATTAATAACGATCCCTGTTTTATTTTTTAATTCGGTTCGTATGTAAGAAGGTACCCAATGTAACCATGAAATAAAAAGAGTATTGGGATGAATGTATCGAATACTAAAGCCGTTTTCTTTAAGTTTATCCATGATATAAGCAATACAAGCTCCCTGGTCATATTTTGGAACACCGATAATCATTTCTGGAACGACGAACCAACAAAAATGTTCATTCATATTTTGTCGAGAGGTCGTCTTAATTTTTACATGAACCCGATTTAATATTTTATTGAATAATGCTAATTTGTTTAAATCGTATTGTCTTTTTTTTTCATAAAGATCATCAATGTTGATTTTTTCGGAAAAGTCTTCGATGTTTTCAAGTGTAAAAATATTAGACATTTTATTTGATCGTTTATATTTTATAAAAAGATAACTTTATATAAAAAGAAAAAGAAAAAAAGAGTGGTTTATTTACTTTTAGTGTAATCTTTCTTAAAGCACCGTATTTAAAAACTGTTCCAAAGTAGATTTTGTAGGTTTGGCATCAAATTCAATGACCTGTCCGTCTTTAATAAGTTTAATGGTAGGATATCCTTCAATATTATATTGATTTATTAATTGTTCAATTTCCACACTTTCTTCCGTGCAATTATATTCTTTGAAAATTACTTTATAACCATTGATCAATTGATTTTTATATTCATTTTTTACTTCTTCCCATGCAGGTTTTGCGGTTTTACAGTGAGGACACCAATCAACATAAAAAAGCAATAATTCGGCTTGTTTTCCTGAATTGGATGAACTGCCATTGTATACAGGTGCTAGTTTTGGAGTAACATAACTTTGATAGATATAATATGCGATAAAAATAAAAAGAAGAAAAGCGAAAAGATAAATAAGAGTGGTCATATTAAAACGACTAAATATACCTTTTATTTTAGACATTGTTCCCGTATTTTGTAAAGCACCACCATTTCCTATATTCATATTATTTGAACGAAACATGAATGATATATTATTCAAAGAATAAATTATTATTTATTTAACGATAAATACAGATCATTATTCTTTGAAAAACTATTTTCTATACATTTTATATGTATGGAAGTAAAAATACTAGAAAACGTCAAACTTTTATCAAGAAAATAGATAAAATAGATAAAATAAAGAAAATAAATAAAACAAAACGTGTTTATTCTAGCAACGATTATAATAGTGGGGATGGGATGTTAACGTCGGTTTGGGGACCAAGTATGTGGCATTTTCTTCATATCATGAGTTTTAATTATCCGAACAATCCTACCAATGAAGATAAAAAACATTATAAAGATTTTATTTTATCTTTGAGAGATATACTTCCTTGTAAATACTGCAGAATAAATTTAAAAAATAATTTAATGAAACATCCGATTACGATGGAAGATATGAAGTGTCGAGAGAATTTTTCTAAATATATTTATCAATTACATGAAACGGTAAATAAAATGTTGAATAAAAAATCAAACCTTACTTATGAAGAGGTGAGAGAAAGATATGAACATTTTCGTTCACGATGTACGGAAGAAAAACCCAAACTGTTTCGCTTTTTATCGAAAACGAAAACACGCAAAAATAAAAAAGAAAAGGGTTGTACGGAACCACTTTATGGGAAGAAATCAAAATGTATTATTAAAATTGTACCACAAGAAGATAAAGGATCTAGTTTTCAAATGGATAAAAAATGTGTTAAAAAACGAGATTGAAATTGAATAAATTTATACCTTTTTTAAAAAGGTATATTACATACCAAAAGTAGAAAAATCATTTAATACGGGGATTGGAGCATTTGCATTCATCGAAGAATAATTTGGAACAAGTTTACAGTCATAACTAGGTTCAGGACAACGAGCGCAAGCTGGACAAGGAGCACATTTTTTTTGTGTAGTTTGAACCGGGCATACTGGACATACAGGTGGAACCACTTCTGTTTTTAAAATATATAAATCTTCTTGTCCATGAGGTATTTGACTTGCTGGAATACCCGGAGGTAATGAAGAGGAATAATTATAATTTGGCATTGTCTGTGTTATTCCACTTTGTAATATGTTAGGGTTTGGATTATTTGTTGCATTACTTGCCATTCTATTTCCCATATTACTTGTATTTCCCATGTTACTTCCCATGTTATTTCCCATGTTACTTGTCGTATTACTTGTTGAAGACCCAATCAAACTACTTGGAGTAGAAGACGGAGTTATACTAGGTAATACATTATTTGGATTTGTCTCGGTGGGGGTAGTTGTATAAACGGTTTCATTACCAGCACTATCTTTAATCACAATAATTTCTTTTCCGTGAATGTCAACTACGACTGCGACTGAACCATTTGGACCCATAAAACTATCTACAGTACCATCAACGGAAGGAAGACCTGCGTAAATAATTGACTTGCCATTGATATCAAGTGTAGTAAGCGTATTCGTTCCATTCATATTCACAGCTAAAGTAGATCCATCTTTTCCGTAAAACATAGAACTAGTTAAGGTAGGTTTAGAAGAACCAGTAAAATGATTGTAATTATCATAAGAAGAAGAAGAATTCGTATTTGATTTTGGGGAACTTGTTGTATCTTGTGAAGTTGTTGTATTTTGATGGATGGTATCCATTCCTTCTTTATTTCCTCCTAAAAAAGGAGCTAGTAATATTCCTAACAATAAAATTAGAATAAGAAATAAAGCACTATAAAATAAAGACATTCGGTATATTTTATATTGTGAAAATAATATTTTGACATTTTTTTGAAATAATTGAAATTAAATCTTTGTTTTCAGTAAAACAAATAATATTCAAATATATAAATATGAAACAAAATTTATATCAAGAAAAGAAATATGATTATGCGGTTATTGTAGATGATGAAGAAGAACAAATAAATAATGTAGTTAGTGAAAAACTTTCAAAAAAGGTTCGACAAACATCAATTCCCCTCTTTTTAAAAAGAAGTTTTTATGAAGAAGAAAATATTATGGAAATTGGAGTAGACGAAGCAGGTCGTGGTCCTTTGTTTGGACGTGTATATACAGCAGCCGTCGTTTTACCTAAAAACGGAGATTTATTTGATCATACGTTAATGAAAGATAGTAAAAAATTTCACTCGAAAAAAAAAATACAGGAAGTTGCAAATTATATTAAAAAGAATGCAATTATGTGGTCGGTTACTTATGAAGATGAAAAATCAATTGATCAAATCAATATATTACAAGCGACACAAAAATCGATGCATCAATCGATCCATAATATATTATTTGAAAATAGTCCGAATTATAAAATACAAATGTTATCTAAATGTGGAGTGTTTCCAACATCGGTTTGTCTTTTAATTGACGGCAATTATTTTAATCATTATTCTTTTTATGACAAAGAAAATAAAAAAATAAATACAATCGATCATATATGTATTGAAGGAGGAGACAATAAGTATTCTGCGATTGCGGCGGCGTCGATTTTGGCAAAAGTAGAGAGAGATCAATATATTGAAGATTTATGTGAAAAATATCCGGAATTGATTGAAAAATATGGAATTGATACTAATAAAGGTTATGGTGCAAAAATACATTTGGAAGGGATTAAACAATATGGAATTACGGAATGGCATCGTAAAACCTTTGGTATATGTAAGACTTTTTCCAAATAAAAAACCTTTGCCACATAAAAAACTTTTGAGACATCTATGAAAAAGAATAAAAAATTGAATTCATTTTTGATTAAAAAGAAAATAAATATAAATAAATTATAAAACAAATAATTAATCATGAGAATTTGTGTGTTTGATACTGAAACTACCGGTTTGCCACAAACGAGCGTAGTTAGTTATGAAAACATATTATTATTTCCTTATATTGTTCAATTGAGTTATTTAATTTATGATACAAAGAATGATGAATTGATAAAAATACGTGATTATGTCATTAAACTCCCTGAAAACATAAAAATTGGTGAAGAGAGTATTAAAATTCATGGAATTACGAATGAAATTTCACAAAAAAAAGGCGTTTATTTTGATGAAATTATCGAAGAATTTATGGATGATTTTCAGGGAGTAGAATGCATCGTAGCACATAATATTCAATTTGATTTGAATATGTTGAAAATTGAAATGATGCGAGAAATCGTAAAAAATCAAGATGGGGTCATTACACGTTCTGTATTAAAAAAAAGAAAATTAATGAATGATTTCTTACATATGTTAATGTATGGTAACAAACCAATTTATTGTACTATGAAAGAGAGTATAAAATTATGCAATCTTAAAAAAGTAAATATGTTGGGTAATTATTTGAAATTTCCGAAATTGATTGAGTTGCATCAAAAACTTTTTAATACGGAACCAAGAAATTTACATAATTCGTTGAATGATATTTTGATTTGTTTACGTTGTTACTGTAAATTAAAATATAATTATGATATTCTAGATAAAAATATAAAAATTAAAAAAATGATTGATCTTTTACTATAAAAATATATATATATATATAACTTTTGCTATAAAAATATAATTATACCTTTGAATTATATGTATCATGTAATATCTTTACCTTAAGTAAAAGTATTTTTTTACGATGTTTCGTTTTTTCATAAAAATCAATTACTTTATTTCTTTATGTTAAGCAGAACACATCTCGCAAATTTCATCCTTTTCTTCCGCCTCTTTTTTTTCTGGTTCAATTGTAAACTGTTGTGCTTGATGTTTTCCTTTACGGCGCAAATAATAAATACCGGTTTTTAAACCTTTATTCCAAGAATAAAAATGCATGGAGGTAAGGGTATTGTAAGTCGGATCTTCTAACCAAAGGTTCAAACTCTGAGTTTGACAAATAAAAGCTCCACGATCTGCCGCCATATCAATCAGATGTTTCATCGGTATTTCCCATACAATTTTATATTTATTACGTATATGTTCTGGTAACATGGTTAATTGTTGAACACTCCCTTTATTCGCAATAATATTATTTTTGATTTTATCGTTCCATAGTCCAAGATCGATCAAATCACGCATTAAATATTTATTCGCTAATACAAATTCACCTGCTAACGTACGACGACTATAAATATTACTTGTAAGTGGTTCAAAACATTCGTTGAAACCTAATATTTGTGAAGTACTTGCAGTTGGCATCGGAGCTAGTAATAATGAATTTCTTATACCATACATTTTTATCGATTCTTTTAATTTAGTCCAATCATATCGATCACTTGGTTCAATATTCCACATATCAAATTGTAATATTCCTTGAGATACGGGCGAACCAACAAAAGAACTATATGCCCCACAATAAGGATTTACTTCAAACGACGGATTATTCCAATTTGAATGAATTAGATTTTTAAATTCCGCGTTATTCAATCCGAAACGATTATTTTCATTAAATATTTTTTTATAATTTTCATCTTTGGAATAATAATGGATCGGTTCCAGATTTTGATAATAATCATTTATTTCAATATTGATTTCATATTCAATACTACAATCACTATTACAATCACTACTATCATCGAAAAACTCTTTTTTATCAATAACAATTGTATTTTGTTTTTCATTCGATGTTTTTGAAAAGCAAATCGATTTGATATTCTTGTATAACTCATCGATTTCTTCTCGCATTTTTAAATATCTCTTTTTTGCAATTTCGTTACTACTTTCTAAAGCAGCATGATACATCGTTTCAAAAATATTTTTATTTATTTTCTTTGCTTCTTCACTATGAAATGCAATATCCATCAAAATAAAAGTATCGGTTAATCCTTGAACCCCAATTCCGATGGGTCGATGAAGCATATTACTACGTTTCGTTTTTTCTGTCGGATAAAAATTAATGTCGATCACATTATTTAAATTGCGTGTCATTACCTTGACAACATCATGTAATTTTTCATAATCAAAACTTTTTGTATCCGAATTCACAAAAGTAGGTAATGCAACACTCGCTAAATTACATACTGCGGTCTCTTTATCATCTGAATATTCTAAAATTTCGCTGCATAAATTTGACGACTTAATGGTACCTAAATTTTTCTGGTTTGATTTTTTATTGCAAGCATCTTTAAAAAGTAAATAAGGGGTTCCTGTTTCCATTTGTGCATCCAATATTTTAAACCATAAATCACGAGCATTTACCGTTTTACGTACCTTTCCTTCCGACTCATATTTTTCATATAAAGCATTGAATTCTTCCCCATAAACGTCGGCTAATCCTTTGCATTCATTTGGACACATGAATGACCATTTTGCATTATTTTTTATTCTTTCCATAAAAAGATCACTAATCCATAAAGCATAAAATAGATCACGGGCTTTTAATTCTTCGTCTCCGTGATTTTTACGCAATTCTAAAAAATCTTCGATATCCGCATGCCATGGTTCCAAATAAACCGCGATGGAACCGTTTCTTTTTCCACACTGATTAATGTATCTTGCGGTACTATTAAAAACACGAAGCATAGGAACAATTCCATCTGTTTTTCCATTCGTACCATATATTTGAGATCCTTTCGCTCGTATATTATGAATATGAATACCGATCCCACCAGAATATTTTGATATGAGAGCACAATCTTTTAACGTATTATAAATACCTTCTACACTATCGTCTTCCATCGCAATTAAATAACAAGAACTCATTTGTTGTTGCGGCATTCCAGAATTAAAAAGAGTTGGTGTAGCATGTGTAAAATATTTTTGCGACATGTAGTCATATGTTTCTTTGATATTTTCCAAATTACCTAAATGGATTGCACATGAAACACGTAACCACATATGTTGTATTCTTTCTACAAGTGTGCCGTTAATACGTAAAAGATAAGCACGTTCAATTGTTTTGAACCCAAAATAGTCAATCAAATAATCACGATCGTTGATAATCATTTCATCTAATTCATCTTTATGGGAAGATACAAAGGTCCAAAAATCGGCGGATAAAATCGGGGAAGGAGATCCATTGATATTTTGATAATTATACAATTGTCCCATCACTTGGGAAAACGAAGGAGAAGTGTTTTTTTGATGATTTGAAATAATAATACGTGATGCTAAAATACCATAATCCGGATGATTGGTAGATAAAGAAGCACATTGTTCTGCGGCTAATTCATCAATAAGGGTTGTTTTAATAGTATCATACAATTGATCGATCACTTTCATTACCAAAGAAGTATAATTGATATGAATATTTGTTTCTTGACCTACTTTTTTTACACGAGATAATATTTTGTCAAATGAAATATCTTCTAATTCACCATTACGTTTCGTAACACGCATATCCAATAAATCTTTACTCGTTTCGTTCATTGTTTGATAAATCGATTTACTGATTTACTAATTTATTATAGTAATAGAGAATGATTTTAAGTTGTTTTGATAGATGATATATTTTTTAGTTTTGAAAACTAGAAAATATAATCTTATTTTATATATAATAAAATATATAATAATTATTAATGATATCTTTTATATATAATTCTTTCTATTTATTCGTTCTTTTATTATTAGCTATTTTTATTCCAATGATTTATAGTAATCTTTTTTTAACGGGTCAAAGAGTGGAAACCTATCGAAATTTAGGCGAAACGATTGCCAATTATACAAATGAAAATAATAATATCGAAGGTGCGAGCAACAATAAAGTTCATCGTAATCATACTTATGGTATTTTTCCTTCTTCTGAAGATGGAGGGTTATTAAGTGATAGTTTTCCAAGTACCCATAATAAAAACGTTTCAAGTTATCAAGAACAAATGATGTGGTGGCATTATCCTGTTTTTAAAGTTGGGTCTTATGAACAAATCACGAATAATTTAAAATATCCAAATAATCCAGATGTTGGTCAATGTATGCCAGCCGAATTTTGTGGAACTTTATATAAAGAGTTTCAACCTCAACTGAATGAAGCTCATGTTTTGCCACCCGTTACACAAAGTTGTAATGGGACACGAGTGAATTATTATAATACCGCTCCGAATATGTTGACGTATAAAACAAATACAACAAATATTCTTTATTAAATCCTTTATTCATTCATGTCTTTATTCATGTCTTTATTTTTTGAATAAAAATATGCAAAAAAATGAGAAAAGATATAAAGAAATATTATCCATTCGAGTTTTTTGGCTCCACCTTTTCATAAAAGGTGGGATAAAAGATATTACACCTTTTTACATTTCAAATGTCGATTATTTATAATAAAATTGAATTAAATATTATAAGTAATATCATAAATAATATATTCATAATGGTTTTCATATACACACTTCAATTAGAACAAGGAAAATATTATATTGGAAAAACAAATAATCCAAAATTTAGGTTAGAAAATCATTTTAATTCAAATGGTTCAGAATGGACTAAAATATATAAACCATTAAGAATTGTAGAACTTAAATCTAATTGTGATGATTATGATGAAGACAAATATACAAGAATTTATATGGATAAATATGGAATAAATAATGTTCGCGGTGGTTCATTTGTTTCTATAAAATTATCCAAATCTCAAACAGATACTTTGAAACAAATGAGTAATGGAACAAATGATAAATGTTTTGGTTGTGGGAAAAGAGGACATTTTGCGAAAGATTGTCAAGAAAATGAATGTTGGGAAACGGATAGTGATGAAGGATATGAAGAAGAAGTTTGGGGATGTGAATATTGTGGAAAAGAGTTTATAGAAGAAATAAAATGTGAACATCACGAAAAATATTGTAATTCAAAAAATAAAAAACAAATTATTTATGAAAGTGATGATGATGAAGACGAGGAAGATGAAGATGATGATGAAGATGAAGATGATGAAGACGAGGAAGATGAAGATGATGATGAAGATGATGGTGCTAATAATTGTTTTCGTTGTGGTAGAGAAGGACATTATGCTACATCGTGTTATGCTTCAAAACATATTAAAGGTTATTATTTAAAATAATCAGCGTTTATATAACTTTTGAAATGTGCAAAGGTGTAAAGAAATATTATCCATTCGAGTTTTTTGGCTCCACCTTTTCCTAAAAGGTGGGATAAAAGGTGGGACGAAGACTTGTTTTCCCCGTTTCCTTATTTAAAAGAATGAAACAACCACCCGCTTCCTTACCATCCACTTCATTTGTAATGGATTGCGAACGTTTTTCTCTTTTATTTGAAGCACGGTGATCATATCCTGTTTCTCTCTCTTGTTCAATAATTCGCCAAATAGCATCTAATTCATGCACATTATCTTGAAACCATCGACGATTTCTAGTGACTAATACACAACTCATGATTTCTAATTTTAAATAAATATTCATAATCCAATTTAATCCCTGTTTTTCACCTTCTTCCATCTGTTTTTCTTGCCAAATCTCTATTTCTTCGATCGGTTGATCAAGGAGATACAAAGGTTGATAAATATATTTTGGATTTCCTTCCCCATTCGCAAAATACATAATCACACATTTATCATTCGTATCATCGGCAAAATAATCACTTTTCGAGTCATATTTGGTAAATTTCGTTTCTAAAAAATCACATTCATCCAAATCACATGTTTCCATTTGCAATTGCATTTGAACCCAATATTCCTTTTTAGGAATTCCATCGATTTCTCGATTTACAATATTTTTAATTTCCAACATACGCCCATAACGATGGTTTGTCGGATCAATATTAATTCCATCGGGGGATGCTCCTAGAAAAGAATACGTTTCATGTTGAATACATCCAAAATCATCTACTCGAGTTTTATATTCTCTTTCATAAAACATCACCGAGAGAGGTTCGCACATTTGACCCCAATGTAAAGTCGTATTGATATTAATTTGTCCGGTGGTTACAAAATTCGTAGTTAAAGGATGACATTTTTCATAAATCAATTGATTTTTCATCGCTTGACTTTCAAATGCTTTGTATGCGTTACTTGCCGTAATTAATTGATACCTGAATTCATACCATTCTTTCGTTCTTTGAACGGGTTGTGGTTTATTTTTTAGTAATCTTATTTTTCTCTCGATGATTTGTTTTTGTGGTTCGTTTATATATTTTAAAATAATACTTCGTTCAAAAGAACGTCTCGGATAAATCGTTGTGAAAAAGATCTCAAATATCTTTTCTAAAAGAAGATTGATTTCTTCTTTGAATAATTCGTCGATTTGGTTCCATTCAAACCAAAGATCTGGTTTCGGTTTTAAAGGTTCGAGAGAAGAATAAACGATTTCTTGGATTTCATACTCAAAATTTTCATGGAAAGTCGGTTCCGTAATTAATTTGGGATTATCTTGAATGAATTGATCCATTAATAGAAGCGTATTTTCGATAAATTCTTGGGCGGATTTTTCGTCGAATAAAAGGGATATTTCTTCTTGGTCTTCCTCTTCTTCCGAATAATCTAGATCTAGATCAAACTCGTGACTTATATCTACGAGACTTTCTAAATCATTCATGTAAAGATGGTTCGGAGAGTGTCCGCATAAACAACATATTGACATAAACATAATAAATATAATTGATTATGTTTATTTCATTTTACTTTATTGTATTCAATTTTATTGTATTCCGTTTTATAAAATCGGCGATCATTTCTCTGTTTTTTCTCTCAAGGTAATATTTTTTTTCTGTGGTAAACTTTTGATCGTAGAAACATGTTTCTCCATATTTTTCAACGTAAAATGTTTTTTGGTATGTAAAAGTGCAGGAATTTCTTTGATTTCTCCGCTTACTTTATCATAAATCACATCTTTGACACGAGCTAATTTCTTTTTATCTAAACAATCTTTAAAAAACCGTGTTAATATTTCGGTATCTTCTTCATCTAAATTTTTCTCTTTTTTATATTTTTCTACAAAAGCAAGTAATTTCTTGGTTTTGACGGTTTTGTCCAATTTCGTCCATTGTTCGTTTTTATTATTGGATTTTTCATCATCCAAAAATTTATCTAAATTCGAGAGATCATTGGAAGAGGACGGTGTTTCTTTTAATTGAACCCCTTTTAATAACATTGTTTTATATTTAATATTCTTCAATTCAATACATTCGTCTTTCTTTTCAATCGCACCAATTATATTTTCAATTGTCTTTATATTATTTTCTTGATAATTTTCATTTGCTTCATCGATGACTAATTCCATTTTAAAATAATTCTTGTAATTGAATATAACAAATTCGATTTAACTCTTTTTTATATATAATATAATTTTTTGTATTTATTTTTATATAATATAAATTTATAAAATGTCGGTTGATTCTTTTTTCTTTAGTCCAAGTACGGTTGTATCTGGACAATCATTTCAAGTCGGTGGAAGTGTAATTGATTTAAATATTGGAACTGAATATGTAATTAGCTTTCTCAATCCAAATACGGGTAATATTACAATTGATCCTACTAGTAGCACAACTATTACTGCAACAAGCACAACTTATGATTTAAGTAGTTTAAATTTTGCATCAGGGGTTGGATATCTTTTTTCTGCGGATAATACTTCTGTAGATGGAGTATACACGATTGGAATTACAATATCTTCGGGAAGTTCGCCTACATTTGGTGCAAACACAAATGTAACCATCCAAAATCCGGTTCCTTGTTTCAAAGAAGACAGTAAAATATTGGTTTTTAATGAAACCCTTGAGAAAGAGGAATATATTCCTATTCAGGACATCCGCGTAGGAAAGTTGGTAAAAACGTTTCAACACAATTATGTGAAGGTAGAAATCATTGGGAAAGCCCAGATTTATAATTCTGGCGACAAAAATCGTATTCTACACCGATTGTATCAATATTCCAATCCAAAATTTCCAGAAATTGTGGAGCCTCTTATTTTAACAGGTGGACACTCGATTTTGGTAGATGAGTTGACAGAAGAACAACAGGAAGAAACGAGGCAAGTATTCGGATCAATCCTTGAAACCGATGGAAAAATACATTTATTATCATTTTTAAATGAGGATTGTGAACCTTATGAAGAGAAAGGTAATTTCACAATCTATCACATAGCTTTGGAAAACGAAAATTATTATGCAAATTATGGAATTTACGCAAATGGACTACTTGTGGAGAGTTGTTCCAAACGTTACTTGTTCGAATTATCAAACATGGAATTTATAGTATAAAAGTATATAAAGTATAAAGTGTATGCAAGAAGAAAAGAAAATAATACTTCAAGGTACAAATAATCGATATCAAATGAAAAAAGTGATGAAAACAGAAGTAAAAAAAGACAAAAAAAGAAAAGAAACAGATAAATGGAATACAACAACCGAAGATTTTACTTATGAAAACCAAATGAACCTTTTAAATGAAATTCAAGAAAGAAAGGAACCGATCAATTCTATTCATAAGTTATTTATTCAACAAATCGAGAGAAAAATTACTAGTTACAAACAACAAGATTTGGAGAAGAAAAAATACGACGATCAAAAAACAATCGATTATGATTATGTTCTCTCTTTATTCCTTGAAACCAAATGTAAATGTTTTTATTGTTTTTCTGAAGTTTTTATTTTATATGAAATTGTGAGAGAAGAAAAACAGTGGACATTAGATCGTATCAATAATGATTTAGGACATAATCTAGATAATGTGGTATTGTCCTGTTTAAAATGTAATTTAAAAAGAAGATGCCAGTCCAAAGATGGATTTTTATTTACGAAACAATTAAAAATTGTGAAAATGGAAAGTGATGAGGTTTTTGATTGACGCTCTACAGGAGAACCAATAAAAAATGGAGTTATTCAAAGAATATTTATAGAAATCAAATATATAATATATATCAAATGAACTTAAAGAAGTATAAAAATCTTCCGAATGACATGATTTTTGAAATCCTTTCTTTTGATGATCGATTTATTTTACGAAGAGGAAAACTGATGAACCGAATTCCTAAAAATGACGAAAGATATAAATTATTATCCAAAATTCCGAAAAAAAATTATAATAGTTATAATAATACGAATTATGTAACCATTTACATAAATGAAAAAAAAGATTATTTTATTCATTATAATGGTAATTCAAATATTCCAATTATCTATATTGATATAATTGGGTATGAAGATGATAATTATAATCATATATCATTTCTTGAAGAAGATGCTTATTATATTTAGATTTCATCTTTTCTTTGTTTTCTCAAAAAAAAACAAAGAAAAACAAAAAAAGGGATAAAAATGCTTTTTATTTTAAAAATATAATTATATTGAAAATGTATTGTTTTTTAATTCCAATTTTAATTTATTTTTATGTTTATTTAATCATGTTGTCTTATACAATTTACAAATTAAATACCAAGGTCAATCAAATAAATGATCTTTTATCAAAAGAATTGACGGTTTTACAAAAGTTGAACAAGGAAAACAAGGAAAACAAGGAAAACAAGGAAAAAAGAGAGAAGAAAAATAGGAAAAAACACGAAAAAAATATATCCAAGTAGATAAACTTTTGAATTATTGTATGGAAGAACAAAAAGAAATAGAAAAATGCGAACCGATTTCGTCAATCGAAAAACACGATGAAAAACAAGTAAAAGAATGTATTTCTTCGTTACCGAGAAATGTCATTCGTGAGTATTCTGTTTCTTTCTCTCCTTTCTGGAAAGAAATGATTGGACAATATTATTTAATTCTTCATTATGTAATTATTATTTTAGGATGTTTTGTTTTCTTTTTTAGTAATAATATTTTTTATTTATCTGCTTTATTAAATATGATTATTTTAGACTGTATGTCGATTGTTTTCATACATGATTGTCCGTTAACCAATTTAGAGAAAAAATATTTAAATACTAGTTTAGTAGAAACAAGACAAACTTCTCTCAAAGATCTAGGAATTGTTTACGAATGTAATCATGAATATGAGAAACAATTGGAATTATTGATTAACTTATGGTCTTTTATTTCATTAAAAATATTATTTCTTATTTTGATGAATATGATGAACGTAAAATTATATCCTAATTGATCTTGATCTTCATCTTGATCTTGCTACTTTCTGAAGTTGTCCAAAGTAGAACCTTTATTTAGTACTTATTATTTGTATATTATTGAATATTACTATATATTAGTATATTAAAAAAATAATCAAGTATAAATGATAAAAGATTGGAGCCATTATTTTTATTATATTCTGAATTCGATTTTGATAAATTATAAATCATGGATCTTTTTGGCAATTAGTTTACTTATTTTATGCGAATTTAATGTGACTATCTTTTTAACTTTTACAATAGGTATGTTTTCATCCCATCTAATACACTATTGGCATCATTTTGAATATTCATATCCACATAATATTATTCATGATTATCATCATCGGTACAATCTTCCTTTTAATCATTTTATACAAGTTGTACTAGAATTCGTTTCTATTGTTGGCATCATTCCTTTCAAATATTCTTTCATAGATATGGTTCCTTTTCTCTCTTTTATCGACGATTGGATTGTGATTTATTATTATTTTTTCTATACGACCATACATAATATAAATTATACGGTTTTCCATGTGAACCATGTGCATGAAATACATCATGAAGTATTTCTTAAAAATATGGGACCAGATATATGTGATATTATTTTTGGGACGAAATATCAACCCGAAGAATCTTTAGAAAATACCGATCATTATATTCCGAATATTATTATTTCTACCTTATTGGTGTTACTATTAAAAAGTATTTGGAAAAATTCAAGCGAACCTTTCCAAAAATGGTATTTGTTTTTATCCAAAGGATTATTTTATTCTTCGATACTATTTCTTTTTGTAACAAGTATTTGTTTGTATAAAATGGATATCGATCATACCTTTGAAAAAGATGTGGATAAAATCAAAAAGTGTTTTACACCTTTGGACATTTAAAACGCCGATTTATAAAATTATAAAATTATAAAATTATAAAATTTATACAGATATAAAGATAAAAAATAATAATAAATAATAATAATAAAATTTGTTAAATATAATATATATATTATATGATAGAATTTAATGATTTAGATTTTTTGGTTTATTCATCACATAAAACATCTACCCAATCGTTACTTGCCATTTTTAATAAAAATAACTATAAAGCAAAACATTGTCATTCTTTAAATAATTTAAAATTAAATTTAGTTAATCCTCCAACAAAAGAAACATTTGTACAATATTTAATTAACTACAAAAATATTAAAAACAAAAAATTAAAAATAATTACATGTATAAGAAACCCAATAAATAGATTGTTAAGTTCTTTTTTTCAATCATTTAGTACTGATGAAATTTATTTTAATAATATAAGTGAAGAAAATACAACAATTAGTATTAAAAATGAGGATGAATTATATATTATGTATGAGGAGATTATTACATATTCAACGTTGCCTGGAAGTATGGAAAGTTTAGATGAATTATCTATTATACTTGATATAAATATATTGGAAAAATTAGAAAATAAAAAAGGTTATTATTATTTAGACAATAATTTGTTTGAATTATATGTTTTAGATTTTAATTGTGTAATTGATAAAAATGTTTTAAATTATTTAAATAACATATTAACGTTAGATTTAAAAATTGTATATTCAAATAATTTATCAGAAAATAAACATTATTATAATAAATACCAAAATATAAAAAAAAAAATAGGGAATAAATTAGATACACTTATTAAAAGTAAATATAATAGTTTTTATTTTACGGCATTTTAAATGTCCAAAGGTGTAAAGCGAAAGCGACCGATTAAACCGAAAGCGAAGGTATAAAACGAAGGTGAAGGTTTAGAAAAAGAATTACGTTAAAAGAAAGATATACATAAACTATGCTTTATAATAATAATGATACATTGGAAATGGACCCAAGGACAACCATATGAGAGAAGCCGAAGAAGACAACTCCAAAACCAACCATCACAAACAAAAGAAAATTCATCAAGTGATAGTATTTTTTATGATAACAAAGTATTGGATGATGTTCAAATAAATCAACAGGCAAATAATGCTTATAATATTGCGTTGAACCATGATGAATATACATGGGATATGTTGAATAAATCACAAGAAATAGAAATGCAAGGGTTTCGACAAGTGAATAAGAGAGAAGATACGGATAAGAAATTATCCGAAAGGCAAATGTTTGCCAATGTAAGTATGAACCCTTTTTTAACCAATAGTGATTATGCAAATGATATATCGGTTCAAAATAATTTTTTGCAACCCCAGACTACGAATTTTACAGATAAATCGTTAGAATAACAAAAAAGAGAGAACCGAATTCTTTCAAAGATATAAATTAAAATAAGGATTTAAATACTTTTGATATATTTTATTAAAATTTATCAAAAAAATATGAATACTTATACAAGTCAGAATGATTTATTAATGAATAATTTAATGGAATTTTATAAAAATGAGACGATTTTAAATCGAATGTTGAAAATCATTACAGGTGAATCAAGAATTTCATTACGTATTGTGGATTGGTTTGCAACAAATTATGCCAAGAAATATTTCACCTTATATAATGTAACGGATGAATTTGGGAATACACGAAGGTTTAAAGTTTATATTGATTACAAGTTGAAATTGAAAGCATATAGCAAGCGCCGTTTTGATCCGTTTTGTCGATGGGAACGGATTAGCATCCCTTATAAAGTGGATACATGTATTGAAACCACGATTGGACAATTGAACTTTTTCAAATGGGCGCTAGAGAATAAGGTCATCGATTATATCGAAGAGAATTATGATGTGATTGAAGATGATATGAATAGTCGAAATAGTACATCGAAAAAAAAGGAATTAGTGATTGATAACTCGAAGACCAGAAAGAAGCGGGAAGAATTGTCGATTTCGGCGACCAAGAGCATCAAGAAGGAAAAGGTGGAAATTGTGGTGCAATTTCATTAAATCGTGTTTTAACACGAATAAACGTGTATTATTTTTGCTTTTATTTTTGTTTTTATTAAAAAAAACAAAAACAATATAAAGACATATTTTATAATTCAATATAAATGGAATTAAATATTGTTGAATTGATTGAAACCAATCCCATTACAAAACTCTCAAGTAATTACAACAATAAATTAGTTAATCGAGTAGTCAATTCATTTACAGGTTATGACCAACAATTATTTATTGCTAGTTTTTATTGTTCTTTAAATTATGATCAAAAAACAGACTTTGCTATTGATTTAGATGATGTATGGAAATGGTTAGGATTTAATAAAAAATATAACTCACTTTATTTATTAGAAAAACATTTTAAGTTAGATATAGACTACACAATTTATTTGCCAAGTGATCAGGAGCAAAAAAAGAAGGGTAGTGGTGGTCATAATATAAAAAAAATTATGTTAACCGTAAAAGCTTTTAAAACTTTATGTTTAAAAGCTGGAACAAAAAAGGCAGATGAAATTCATGATTACTATTTGAAAATGGAAGAAATTATACAGGAAGTAATTAATGAAGAAAGTAATGAAATGAAATTACAATTGGATCAGACAAATAAACAATTAGAACAAAAAAATAAAGAATTAGAAGAACAACAAATCAAATCACAGAAAGAAAAAGATTTACTTCGAGAGAAAACATTATTGGAACAATTTGCACGAAATTCTCAATGTGTTTATTATGGATTAATCGACGATAAAAGTATTTCCAACGAACGTCTAATAAAATTTGGTAATTCAAATCATTTACAATCAAGAGTAGAAACACATAAAAAAACATATACAAATTTTCGGTTAATGAATGTTTTTAAAGTTTCAAACCAAATACAAATTGAAAATGCGATGAAACAACATCCAATATTGAAAAATAAAAGAAGAAATATTATTATTGATCATATGAATTATACTGAATTACTTGCAATCAACGATTTTACTTTGGATGAAATCGATGAAATGATTAAAAATATTATTAAAGAAAATGAATACAATATGGAAAATTATCTTAAGGTAATCGAAAAAAATAAAGAATTCGAAACGATTATAGATAAATTGGAAGATGAAAATAAAAAATTATTGGATAAAAATAATGAATTAGAAATAAAATTAAGCGAAGTTTCGCCGATTGTTTTTTATAATGAAAATAAATCAAAATCCATCTCTAAAATGACCTTTTTAGTAAATGGTTATTTATTGTATGCTTTTGAACATAAAAAATATAGATATAAATGTGGCGTTTGTAGAATAGGAGATTTAGAGAGTGTAACGAATATATTTAAAAATATTGAACCAAAGGGAGAAATGATTTATACAAAAACGGTTCATTATCCTTTTTTGGAGAGAATAATGAATTTTTTGTTGAAAGAAAGATTGACTAAATTAGGAAATGATATGTATGATGGATATTTGAATGATGTTAAAATTATTTTTGAAATTGTATCAAAAATAGAAGAAATTATTATTGGAAAGGGTTATTCATTACAAGATATCTTGGACAAATTAAATCATCAAAATATTACATCACTTGTGAATGAAATAGAAAACCCAGAAGTTCCGGTTGTTCGTAAAGCAAAACGTGCGATTGATCAAATCAATAAAGATACAGGAGAAGTAATTGCTAGTTATCCAAGTATCGAAGAGGCTGGTAGAAAAATGGGTCTTACTACAGGAACAGCCGTTGGGATTGCATTAAGAAATAAAACGGTATGTAAAGGCTTTTTATGGAGATATGCAAATATTAGTCAGGATGATCAATATAGTGATCAACCTGTGATAAAGGTATGTTGTTCTAGTGGAGAAAAAATATATTTTAAAAATATGGCTGATGCTGCTAGAGATATAAATATATCAGCACCCGGATTAAGAAACCGTATTTTGACAAAAGTTCATGTGAATGATTATCATTGGATTTTTGATAAAGGTGCAAGTCATTATAGTTGAAATGAAGAGAAAGTGATAATTTATAAGGGTTTAATTTTAGTTGAATTCATAACTCCCACCCCGAAGGGAAAAGGGAGGGGTCATAGGGGAACCGTAGGTTCCCTTAAAAAAGGATTTAAAAATACATTGACATATTTTAATATATTTTTAATTATTTTTAAAAAACATGGGAAATGTAACTTCTTTGCAATCGAGTTATCAAAAAATCAGTTTTGAAGATATTCAATATGCGATTAGAAACCCCGAACAATTTTTATTTATCAATACACTTTCTGAAAAAGAACAACGATGTTTATTACCGAATACGTTACCTGCAGAACAAGAAGAAACAGTGATTAATCGTCTTTTACAAAAAGGGAGAAAAGACATTTCTGTCATTATTTATGGAAAAAATACGAACGACGAAAAGATTTATCAAAAATATGCTCAATTAATTTCTTTGGGGTTTTTCAATGTACACTTATATTTGGGCGGGATGTTTGAATGGCTACTTTTACAAGATATTTATGGAAACAAGGAATTCCCGACCACGAATAAAGAAGTGGATTTATTGAAATATAAGGCAAACAAGACATTTGGAATTTCTCTCTTGGAATATCATTAGAACCACTTTATCCACTTTTTAAAAAAGTGGTGCAAATCCACTTTTAAAAAAGTGGTGCAAAAAATCGATGGATTTTTAATACTTTTTTATTTGTTTTTACTTCGTTTTACACCAGGATTTTTGCTCCACTTTTTTCTAAAAAGTGGAAAAAGTGGATAAAGTGGATAATAAGCTCAAGTTCGCCAATTCATCCGCTCGTTTGTTTTTCTCTCGAAGTACATGTTCAAATCGAATAAATTCAAATTGTTTTGCCAATTCAATCGCATAATCGTGATATTGTTTTAGATTGTGTGAATTTACTTTATATTTACCAGTCACTTGTTTAATCACTAATAAACTATCCCCGTAGACTGTCAATCGGCGAATACCATAAGACAAACTTTTTTTTAATCCTAACACAAGAGCATGATACTCCGCTACATTATTAGTATCATGTTCACTTATGAATTCACTTTTAGACAATATTTCTCTAGACCCTTGATAAAGAACAAACCCTGCTCCAGCGGGTCCTGGATTTCCTTTTGAACAACCGTCAAAATATAAAGAATATTCTTCTTCTTGAGTTGGACTATAATTCGACATTTGTTTTAGATAAAGATGATTTTAATAATAGAAAACATTTAAAAATAGAATTTAATTTCAATTTTTTCTCAATATAATATATAATATGATGAATTTTTCAAAACTATGTACTCCTGCGATGATATATTTCGTCCTTGCGATGATTGCCTTAATCATTGGTTTTTTTACAAATTTCAGCATCATTTCTCTTCTAGTGAATGGATTTTTTATTATGATATGGGCTTGGTTCTTAAACTTTTTATGTAGTAAAGGTTATAAAACAATTTCATGGATCCTCGTAATTTTACCATTTTTCATGGCATTCTTCAAACTTTTTTAGACCATTAAAATTTATATATTCAAAATAAGTTCGAATATATAAATCTTCCATTGTTTAGACATTTATTATTTATCATTTTTCTTCGTTAAAAAACAATTTAAAAAATTGATTTAAAAACGAATATAGTAATTTATAGTACATACATTATACGAATTATTATATTAATTTTTAAAACATGGATTTAAATCAACGTAAATTAACCAAAGCGGAATGGGAGTCAATTGAATTATCTATTTCTCAAGAAGAAAAGAAAGTACTTCAATTAATTATTGACGGGTATGGTGACGTGAATATTCGAGTGAACCATCATCCTTCCCTCTTCGGGTTTTTGAAAATAGAATACAACGAATGGATGGAAGATTATTTATATAATAAATATTTCTTGAAAAAAATAGAAAGTATGATAAAAAATATGACACAAGAAACAGAATTCGTAGCACAATATAAAAAATTAAATATCAATACAAACATAAACATTAAAAAAGCGGATTTAATCCGACTACAAAAAAATACAGAAGAAAGTATCTCCAAAGAAGATATTTATGAGAACGTTTTACTTGACAATTTAGAAAAATTATTAAACCACTTCCACTTCACGGATAAATCAAAACGCAAAGAAAAAAATGAAAAAAATGAAATAAAAAAAAATAATTCATTTGAATTTTATTATTTTACTCTTTATAAACTCATCCAAAATAATATTGAACATTTAAACAGACATATTCTAGTAATTGTCAAATTAGTACTGAAATATTACGAAGAAAAAATGAAGATCTCAGTTATTTTGGAAAATGCAGTAGAATATATCGAGAAAAATACCAATCTTTTAAAATACGCAGATATGACATTATATGAACATCAAAAGGAAATATTCACGATTTTCAATCAACCTTCCAAATCTCCTGAAAATCTAGTTCTTTATATTGCACCAACTGGAACAGGAAAAACATTGACACCGATTGCCTTATCTCAAAGTCATAAAATCATATTTGTTTGTGCAGCCAGACACGTAGGTATTTCTTTAGCTAGATCGGCGATTTCGATGAATAAAAAAATCGCTTTTGCTTTCGGTTGTGGATCGGCAGAAGATATTCGTCTCCATTATTTTGCTGCAAAGGATTATACGAAGGATTGGCGTACAGGTGGAATTCGTAAAGTGGATAATAGTGTAGGTGAAAAGGTGGAAATTATCATTTGTGATATCAAATCCTATTTGCCAGCCATGTATTACATGTGTTCTTTTAATGAAAAACATAATATTATTACTTACTGGGACGAACCTACGATCACCATGGATTATGAAAGTCACGAAATACATGAAATTATTCATAAGAACTGGAAAGAGAATTTAATCCCAAACATGGTGCTTTCTTCGGCTACCTTACCGAAATTACATGAATTAACGGACGTAATTGCCGATTTCAAAGAAAAATTTCCTCATACGAATGTTCATAATATTGTCAGTCATGATTGTAAGAAATCGATCCCGATGGTGAATAATAATGGATATGTGGTTTTACCGCATTTATTAAGTGAGGACTATGAAGAGGTGAAAAAAATAGCGACGAATTGTGAGAATTATTTGACACTTCTTCGTTATTTTGATCTGAAAGAAGTCGTGGATTTTATTAGTTATGTGGCAATTCGAAATAATTTTATTAGTGGAAAAATGGCGGTTGAGCGTAATTTTTGTAGTTTGGATGACTTGACAATGAAGAATATAAAATTATATTATTTGAAAATTGTAAAAAATATCATCGGTGGAACATGGGGTGCCGTATTAACTCATCTAAAAATAAATAGAAAACAACGAATTATTCCGAACCATTTGATTGATACAAAAGGTAATAAAGTGCTACAGAAAAGCGTAAGTATTGGTGGACCTTTAAACAATATAACTGCATCTAAAGAAACAATATCGAATTTACATTTCAATGATGGGAAATCAATTGTACGATCCGTGAGTGATACATCTTTTATGAACCAATCTGTTTCTTCGGAAAAAAATCCTTCTTCTGGAAATTGTGCGGTTTATGTAACGACCAAAGATGCTTATACGTTAACCGATGGACCAACGATCTTTTTAGCAAATGATGTAGAAAAGATTGCAAAATTCTGTATTCAACAAGCCAATATTCCTGTCTTGGTAATGAATGAAATCATGAAAAAGATTGAATTCAATAATTCGTTGAATGAAAAAATTGATGAATTGGAGAGAGAATTAGAATTTATGACCGAGAAGGGAAATTCTACTTCTTCCTTATCTTCCAAAGACGGTCATAAATTAAAGAAGGAAAGCCGCGAATCTAGTAAAGACAGTACTACAAATAATAACAACCATACGAACTCTTCTACTAGTGGAGGAGTGAATAAATTGAACCAGATGAAAGAACAAATATATTCATTAAAAAGTATGATACGTACAGTATCTTTAAATGATACCTTTGTTCCAAATAAACTACATCATCTGAAAAAATGGGCAGAAGAAATAAATGTGAAAAATGCATTTACTAGTCATATTGAGGAAGATATCGTGAATGAAATCATGTTGTTAAATGGTGTGGAAGATAATTGGAAAATTTTATTAATGATGGGAATTGGGGTTTTTAGTAATGCGACTGGAAACGGAAAAGGAATTGAAACAGGAGAAAAAAGAAATGGCAGATATATTGAGATTATGAAACGTATGGCGGATGAACAAAAATTGTATATCATTATTGCATCAAGTGATTATATATATGGGACAAATTATCAATTTTGTCATGGTTATTTAAGTAAAGATTTGAATTTAACCCAAGAGAAAATTATTCAAGCGATGGGGAGAATTGGTAGAAGTAATGTTCAACAAGATTATACGATCCGATTTCGAGATGATGAACAAATTCTAAAATTATTTTCAGAAGATACCGAAAAACCAGAAGTAATTAATATGAACCGTTTATTATGTAGTAATCGCGAACCATGATCCAAATAAAATATACAAATAAAAAAGTCGATATAAAAATATAAAAATAAAATCAGATTATAAAATATATATTATTTATAAAAGTACAAATGTCTTTAAAAAAGAATACTGAAAATACTGAAAGTGTGCGTATTTACGAATACACAAGTGCATCCAATCCCTTGTTAAAAAAAGTACCTATTTTTTTTCACGACGCTGATTTGTATAAAAATGAAGAAACAAGAATTATTCCTTTTGATAATCATTCCTATATTGATACGGAGTATGAAGCAACGACCCCTTCCCTCCTTTGTTCTTTTATTAAAATTCGAGAAAGAGAAAAAATAACTACGGTGGCAGTTGCAACTTCTCAACTTTTTTATGTGATTAAAGGTTCTGGATTTTCAACGATTTATGGCAAAGAAGGTAATCGTCAAACCATCGATTGGGAAGAAGGAGATTTATTTGTCATTCCATATTTAGATACAGGAGATATGAAACAAAATGCCATTGAAGATAGTGTTCTTCTTTGGGTAACCGATGAACCTTTATTAAAATATTTAGGAGTAGTTCCATCCTTGCCAAAATTTAACATTACCCTTTTTACAAAAGAAAAATTATGGAGTTCTTTAACAGATATACGGAGAGAAAACGAAGGACTGAACCTTAATCGACTAGGTATTTTACTAGGGAATGAAGCCACTGAAAAATCTACCAAAACAATTACTCATACTTTATGGTCCTTATTGAATGTATTACCAGCAGGTTGTAGTCAACGCCCTCATCGTCACAATTCGGTGGCTTTGGATTTTTGTATTTTTGTAAAAAATAATTTAGGGGGTATTTATACACTCATTGGAGAAGAATTAGATGAAGATGGTAAAATAAAAAATCCCGTAAAATGTTTTTGGGAAACAGGAACGGTTTTTATTACTCCTCCAGGATTATGGCATTCACATCATAATGAAACGGAAGAGGATGCGTACGTATTACCTATTCAAGATGCTGGATTACATACCTATTTACGAACCTTGAACATTCAATTTGCTTAATAATATGGATAATATATATTTTGTATTTTGGTAGATAGTTTAAACGAAGATGGATAGTTGTGATTAAAATAATATTTGAATAGTTCAGAGGAAGGTTTTAATGGATTATATTTTTCATAGTCGTTATAACAATAAGATTGGTTCATTGGATGAAAATAGGACAGATCAAAACAAGATTTTGAAAAACAAGGAACAAAATCGATTTCTTGTTGTTTTTCAATATCAATTCCGTAATAATCGGAATCTAAGTAAAGTTGGTATTTTATAAATTTGATAAATTCTTCGATGGTCCAATTCGTATTTACAAGATAGGTTTTTGATTTTGTATTCGTCATTAACTGGAACTGGATTGGGACAAGATAAGTGGATCTGTTTTGTTTAATTGGTTGGTTTTGCTTGGTATTAGGGTTCATTTTGAATAATGGTAAAGTATTTGAATGTTTTAACATTATTTTGAATTCTGAAATCAATTTTCCATCTACTTTTTGGAAAAAAGTAGAGCAAAAAATCTAAAAGATGATTGATAAAATCATTAACTTCCTATACATGATTTTGGAATATATGGTAATTTTTGCATTTTATAGAATAAGTCGTTTTATCTTTATCTTTATTTCTAATTTATTTAATCTTTCAGGTAAAAAATGTTTTATATGAACCTCTACATAGTATGGATATGTCTTTCTGTAATATTTTATTTATATAGAAACAACTACATTATGTGTACCGATATTTCTCACTTTTTCTCTTAATGATAAATAATATTCATATCTTTCTTTAGATAATTCACTTTCATATACTTTACAATGTCCGGTAGCAATGACTTCCACTTTTTTTTTATCAATTTTAGAACCCGGATTTTGTTGAATGATTGTATTATATATACGTATCGTTTTTCATCCTTCTAATATTTTTTCAAAAATAAAAATAACTTCCTCCCCAGTTATATCTCGTTTGGTTGCTCTTTTTTTCTCTCTACGTTCCGATTTCATTTTTCATATACATTTGTCGCATTCATTTGCATATAATTGAATTCTTTCTTTATAATCATTATATTTTTCATAAGACAATTCACTTGGATAAAAAGGTATTTTATTTTTTTGAATATTTCGTTTGATGTTTTTAATAATATCAATCGTTAAGGTATTTTTTATATTATTTTTGTTTCTAATATCAATTAAGATAGTTAATATAATGGAAGGTTTCACATTTTCAATACATTTTTCTATTACAAATAATATTTCATCAATTCGAATTTTTCTTTTAGATAAATTAATTTCTTCTTGACTAAATGATTTTTTTTCTAATTTATCTTCATTTCTACAAACAATATTACCATTTTTAATTCTTGAAATTGTATATTTTGGTAAATTTAACAAATAAGCTATTTCACAATTTGTTTTCTCTTCTTGAACCATATTTCTAACTTGTATAATCATATCATCGGTAACCCCACCTTTTGAATCTCGAATAGAAGTAGACATTTTTTTTTTAGTTTCTTCTGATAATTTTTTTCCAAAGTTATGATTCCCATTTCCTTTCATTTTTTCCGATTTTTCCTTGTAAATTTGTTTTAATATGATTTCTTTACCTATTTTTTGTTTTAATTCCCTTAAATGTATCATATCTAAATAACCTTCCTTTCCCTCGGTTTGTTTATTTAGTTCTGTAAAATATTCTATTTCATGTTTTTCTTCATTACAAATTTTATACATTTCTTCTTTTATGGATTTATCATTCGTTGTTAAAAATGTTTCAAATGCACACGCTTGTTTATATTTAACAATCAATCCATTTTTAATAAGTTGTGTAAATTTCAAACAATCATTTTTATTATAAATAATAAAATTATAATTATAAACCTTTCCAAATCCTAGAAATTGTTTTATAGAATCTAATATGTTCGGATGATTTTTTTGTGAAATAGACAAACGAAAATAAAATTTTTCAATATTTATAAAAATACAACCTTCTGCGTCAAATAAACCTTGTATATATTGAATATTTATTTTTGATAAATTTTCTTCTATAATATTTGTTTTAATATTATTATTTAAACAAAGAGTATAATAATTTTCTTTCTTTTCTAATTCATTTGGTTGATTAACTATTTTGTATATTT